CTGAAGCTCTCAATGATCGGTTCAATGGAACTGAACCAACCATTTCTGAGATTACGGCAGCGGAAGTAGAGCAGGGTGTCGATCAAATCCGGGATCTAGTCGTTTCCTGGGGCTTCGGCGACAAGCTCAACGATGAATCCATCACTGCCTTGGTGAAGAGCTGCGTGGGTGTTTCTGATGCCGTGGTGAAGGCCTACAGCGATGCCTTCGGTAAGGCTCGCCTGGGAAACTGACGGCCGCCGCCCGGGCGCTCTACGAGCCAGCCGCAACCGCCGAGCAATTGGCGGTATTCGGATTTTCTCCTGAAGACTATGACGAGACATTCGAAGTCTGGCCGGACGCCTGGCCTTCATTCCTCGTTATGGACGCCATGGGAACACAGTGGCGCACCGGCGCGTGCGGCGCTACCGGACTTGATTATGCCGTGCTGCCCAGCGTGATGCGCCTTATCGGCGTGCCTGCAAAGGATCGGCCGACAGTCTTCCAGGACATCCGGGTTATGGAGTCGGAAGCGATCGCCGTAATGGCTGAGTTACGCGATAACCGCCCGTGAGAACGGGCACTTATTCAAGGTGAGTCGATGAATATTGCAGAACTCGGCGTCAAGATCGACTCGGCCGATGCAATCCAGGCCAAGACAAGCCTGGATGAAATGGCGAAGGCCGGAGGCCGCGCCGAGCAGTCCGCTGTTTCGCTGATGAACGAAATGCAGGCCCTGGAGAAGTCGCTATCCACCGGCGCCAAAACCAGCTCGACAAGCAGCAGGTTGCCCTCGCCAAGTCCACCATGGATGAGCAGAAGGCGCTGAACAGCCTTTTGGGCGCTATTGATCCGGCCCGCGCCGCACTGGCGAAGCTGGACAAGCAAGTCGAGGATCTGGGCAGACATCTGGACGCCGGCCGGATCAGTCAGGATGAGTTCAATTCATCGCTGAGCAAGATCGACAAGGACTACGCGAAGCTCGAGAAGACCGCCACCGGATTCGACAAGCTGCGTCTTGGCACCCGCCAGGCCCAGGAAAACGTCGTCCAACTGGGTAATGCGCTGTCCTCCGGTGACTGGGGAAGCGGTGTACGCGCTGTTGCTCAGCTCGGCGCAGGTGCCGGTGCTTCGGCTGCCGGTCTGCTTGCCATCTTGGCTCCTTTCGCTCTTGCTACAGCAGCCGTCGGCGCGCTCGGCGTGGCCTACTACAAGGGTACCAAAGAGCAGGATGAGTACAGCGAGTCGCTGATTGCGACCGGCAACTACGCCGGGGTTAGCGCTGGGCAGCTAGGGGATATGGCGCGCCAGGTGGGCGCTACAGTCGGCACAACCGGGCAGGCCGCCGAAGTTCTGGCGCTGCTGGCCGGGAACGGCAAGATCGCTGGCGAAAGCTTCCTGGGCATAACCCAGGCCGCTGTGTCGATGCGGGAAGCCACCGGCAAAGCAGTCAAGGAGACGGTAGCCGAGTTCGAAAAGATTGCCGATGAGCCGGTGAAGGCCTCGGCCGCGCTCAACGAGCAATACCACTACCTGACGGCCTCGGTTTATTCGCAGATCATTGCGCTCGAGAAACAGGGTGATCATGCCGGCGCGGTGAAGCTGGCAACCGAGCAGTACGCCGACGCTATAAACGAGCGCACCCCGAGAATCCTGGAGAACCTGAGCTTCTGGGAGAAGGGATACAACGCGGTAGCACGGGCTGCGGATAGCCTGAAGAACCTGGGTCGTCCGGATATCGATGCTGACATCGACCAAGCCCGGCGCAACCTGGAGCAGGCCCAGTCAGGGAATGTCGGGGTGTTCCAGAACCAGAAGGAAATGGTTGAGCTCTACAGTAACCAGCTCAACATGCTGGAGGACCAGAAAGCCGCGGCCGAGGACATCACCAAGTGGGAAGGTGAGCAGGCCAAAGCTCAGCGGGATGCTGTCACTGCGATGGGCAAAGTTGATGCCCTGACCAAGTCCTCCTGGACGAATGAGCAAAAGCGCGCCGACGCGCTGAAGGAGTATCAACGGCAACTCGACGATATTCGCAAAGTCAGCCCCAACGATGCGCGCCTGAATCAGGCCGTGGTCGATAAAAACATTGCCAATATCAACGACCAGTTCAAGGATCCGAAGACAGCAGCAGGGTCTGTCGACCTAACCAGCTTCAACGACTCGAAAAATGCGCTCAACGAAATTCTTTCCGATTATAAAAACGCCCAGAAGGAGCTGGATGCGGCCCAAAAAGCCGGGCTGATTTCTCAGTCGGATTACCTGCTGAAGCGTCAGGCGATGATCGGCAATCAGCGCGACGAAATGACCGCCGCCTACGAGGCGGAAATCTCGGCGCTTGAGGCGACCAAGGGTAAAGCTGGCACTTCCGCCGCCCAGCGAATCCAGTTGGACCAGAAGATTGCTGACGCACGCTCGGCGATGGTCAAGGCGCAAAAAGATTCCGACTCTGAACTGACCGTGCTGGCGGCGAACGAAGAGGGCCGCCTAAAGAAACAGGCCCTGGCCGTCAACACTTATACCGGGGCACTGCAACGCCAAGTCGAAACGCTTCGGGAGCAGGGGATTCGAGCAGCATCCGGCTTGGGTCAGGGTGATCGGCAACGTGGGCTGACAGATCAGCAGAACGGTATCGACGATCGCATCAACCAGCAGCGGCTCGAACTGGCGAATCAGTACGGCGACGGCTCGCGCGGTATGAGCCTCGACGAGTACACGCAGAAGCTCAACGCACTGAAAGCCACACAGCAGGATCTGCACGACACAGTGCAGGCCAACTACGACGACATGACCGCAGCCCAGGGCAGCTGGAGCGCTGGAGCGTCGTCGGCCTGGCAGAACTACCTGGATTCGGCGCGGGACGTGGCCGGACAGACGAAAAGTCTGTTCACCAATGCCTTCAGCTCGATGGAGGACGCCATCGTCAACTTCGCAATGACCGGGAAGTTGTCCTTTGCGGATTTTACCAAGTCCATCCTGGCGGACATGGCGCGTATTGCGACTCGGGCAGCGGCCTCATCCGCAATGGAGGCTCTATTCGGCCTTGCTGCATCTGCCGCCGGTTCGTATTTCGGTGGCGGGGCGTCTTCGGCCGGATCAACCCAGGCCGGATACACCGGCACCGACCTCTCAGGCTTCACCCCGGGCAGCATTCAGGCCAAGGGCGGCGCCTGGTCGGGCGGCGTGCAGATGTTCGCAAACGGCGCAGCGTTCACCAACTCCATTGTCAGCAAGCCGACGGCGTTCGGTATGGCGGGCGGTGAGGTTGGTGTGATGGGCGAAGCGGGGGAAGAGGCGATCATGCCGCTGACCCGTACGACCAGCGGCAAGCTTGGGGTGATGGCGATTGGTGGCGGTAGCGGATCCAGCAGCAACCAGGTGGTGATCCAGCAGAACTTCGCTGTGCCCGAGGGGCAGGGCGCTGGGACTGACGACTCCACCAGCCAGGCCGTTGCCCAGGCTTACGCCAGAGCGGCAAAGCAGGGAGCGCAGGAGCAAATCGCAAGGGATCTGCGTCCGGGCGGCCAGATCTGGCAAGCCATAAACGGTCGGTAACGAATCCCCGCTTCGGCGGGGTCATCTTTTTCAGGGAGGCGTTTGGCAATGGAAACCTTCACCTGGGTTCCGGACAAAGAGCCTTCCGGGACCGTGGCGTTCCGCGTTAAGTCCGCAAAATTCGGCGATGGCTACGAGCAGGTCGCCGAGGACGGTATCAACAACAAGACCCAGTCTTGGCCGCTGACCTTCACGGGCCCCAAGTCCCGGATTGCTGAGATCAAGGCATTCCTCGATGCGCACAAAGGCGCCACGGCCTTCGCTTGGGCAGAGCCATTCGGAGAGCAGTTGCTCGTCCGGTGCGGCGAATATCAACCACGGCACGCCGGCGGAAACGTCTACAGACTGGCGGCTACCTTTGAGCAGGCATTTCACCCATGAGCATTGCCCCACTTAACCTCGGCGCATCGGAAAACGATGGCAGTGGTCAGAATTTGCGCTCGGGCGGCCAAGTCATCAATGCGAACTTTGCCGAACTGGATCAGCGGACCACCGCAGCACAGGCATCCGCCGACGCAGCAGCAGGTGCTGCAGCCGATGCGGACTCAAAAGCAGACAATGCCCAGGCCACGGCGGATGCCGCTATTCCTGCTGTTCAGAAAGGGCAGCCCGGTGGCGTTGCAGTTCTAGATGGTAGCGGAGTTGTGCCGGCCAGTCAGTTGCCAAGCTATGTGGATGACGTGCTTGAGTTCGCGAATCTGGCTGCATTCCCTGTCACCGGCGAGACGGGCAAGATTTACGTCGCCATCAACACCAATAGCCAATACCGTTGGAGCGGCACCCAGTACATCCTACTCTCCGCGTCGCCTGGCTCTACTGATGCGGTGCCTGAAGGCGCAGTCAATAAATATTGGACCAATGCCAGATCCCTAGCGAGCGTCCTCACCGGACTTCTCACCACAACCCCGGCTGTGGTGGCTGCAGCAGACACCATCCTCACTGCTATAGGGAAGCTGCAACGGCAAATCAGCGATGCAGTAGCCGCGCTCGGGAATAAGGCCGCGAAAGGGGCCAATAGCGATATCACCTCGTTGTCTGGACTGACCACAGCTGTCTCGATTGCCCAGGGCGGTACAGGGGCGACTACGCTCGCAGCCGCTCAAGCTGCCCTTGGGATCAACTCAGCGATCAACCTTCCTACCGGGACTGACCTGAACAATATTCAGGCCACTGGCTTCTACATGCAGCAGGCGAACGCTAACGCGACGTTGGCCCTGAATTACCCTGTCGCAGCCGCAGGATCACTCGTCAGCGTGCAGCTCGGAAGCAGCATCACCACTCAGACATACACCGTGTACAACACCGGTGAACAATACGTGCGAGCTAGGTACGTAGCTGCCTGGAGCGAATGGAGGTTCACGATCACTGACGCGACTGTGGGATTCGCCTATGCCTACCCGAACAGCGGAACGGAAGCTGCTCCCGCAACGGTGACGGTCAACAGCCGTTACACGGTAGCCAACCCCTTCCCTGGGCACGAGGTGATCGTACTGGCGGAAATCCTGATAGGAGGCAAGTGGGGGGATGCTGGCTGGTTCTATAGTTCTGGCGGTTTCGGCACCAAGGGCTCCCAACTGGACTTGAACACGCTAGTCGTTCAGACGGGGCTGAGCCGAGTGGGCTACACGTCCAATGGAAGTGGCGACCCCTTTGGACAGACCGCCACAGCCCTGTCTTCCGCGCCTTGTCGTTTAAAAGTCTGGAGAGTGCATGCATGACTTTGTGTGTTTATGCTGAGATTGGTAGCAATTTTCAACAGGTGGGCGGGGACTGCCCTAACGGTTGGATTCAAATGATAGGTCAGCGTCCCGATGTCGAGGACACCCTGCTGTACACCGCATCGGAGGAAGGCGAGTGGGTTATCTCTGATAGAACGCTGCTACAGATCCAGATGAAAAGGGAAGCGGACTGGGCGTCGTCCGAGATGGTCGTCGTTGCCGAGCAGCTCGTGATGCTTGAAGACTCTGACCCTGCCGCCTTGCCTGGATCAGATCGTCACTGGCGAGATTATCGAATCGCGCTTAGAGCATGGAAGGAAGGGCACCCTGACTTCCCAGACGAAGCAAAGCGCCCAAAGCGGCCCATCTGATCTCACCGCACTTGCCTGATTCGAATTTTACCTGAGGAAACTCCATGCCGATTACGGCTGATATCCAGACGCTGGAGCCTGGCGCGTGGGTGGAGCTTTTTGAGCTCGACGCAACGATGCTGGGCGCCGAGCTTTACCGCTTCCATGGATACCCACGGCAAGCCTCGATATTTTGGCAGGGCGAAGAGTATTCGCCATGGCCGATCAAGGCCGAGGGTTTCGAAATGACCGGGCAGGGCGCTCAGCCGACCCCAACCCTTTCTGTAGGCAACGTCGGCGGGTTCATCACCGCGTTGGTCCTTTACTTCGAAGACCTGGTCGGCGCGAAGCTGATCCGCCATCGAACGCTGGGC